TCCGATCTGGTGGGCAATGAAAAGGCGCTGCCGAACGACGGTCATCGTATCCCGGTGGGCGTTGTGCGTGACGCCACCCTGGTGAACGTCGAGGAAGAGCAGGCGTCGCCGATCAACATCCGTAACGCCGGCAAAGTCGCCCTGCGCGACCTGCAGATGCGCTACCTGCGTAACGACATCATCGGCGCGCTGGGCAGCATCAACGGCGTAGCTTACGGCACCGCAACCACCGGTCAGAAGAACACCTGGCACGACGGCAACAGCGACCGGGTGCTTTACGGCGCCGAGGCGGGCAACTTCGTGGCGAGCGATCACGCGGCGTCTCTGGCGAACATCGACGCCACCGACGACAAGCTGACCGGTGACCTGGTGTCCCTGGCCAAGCGCACCGCTCAGGACGCGGTGACCGTGAACGGCGATGGTATCCGCCCGTTCCGCTACGGCGAGGACATGGAAACCTTCGTGATGTTCGTCAACACCAAGGCGTTCCGCGACCTGCGCAACTGGATGGTGACCAACAAGTTCTGGAACGACGCCATGCAGGCCGGGAAGGACAACCCGCTGTTCAGCGGCCCGACCTCGATTCACTGGGATGGCGTGATCGTGCGCGAGATCCCGGAAATCGGCGTTATCTCTGGCGTTGGCGCCGGCACTCCGGCCATCGACGTAGCCCCTTGCTACCTCTGCGGCGCACAGGCGCTTGCAGCAGCCTGGGCCATGCGCACCAAGTCCACCACCCGTAAGGAAGACGACTACGGATTCCGCTACGGCGTGGGCTTCATGGAGATGCGCGGCGTCGAGAAGCTGCAGTACGCCCAGGGCACCGCGAACGCCAAGGACTGGGGCGTGGTGACCACCTACGTCGCCGGCGTCGCCGACGCTTAAACCCTTCCAGGGCCCTTCGGGGCCCTTTTTCTTCTGGAGCTGGACATGACGAAAGTCATCTATCGGGGCGAATCCAAAGCCGTGGAGTTTGACGGCGTGGCGTTCGAGCCCGGCAAAGCCGTGGATTATGACGGCCCCCGCCTGCGCAAGCTGCGCGGCAACCGATTTTTTGAGGTCGAGGATCAGGCGCCCAAACCGCCCGAGAAAGAATACCCGTTCCCGACTGACAGCAAAGACAAGCTGGAAGCCTGGGCGCGCGAGAACCTGAAGCTGGAACTCGACAAGCGCAAGGGCCTGAAAACCCTGATCAAGCAGGTCGATGAGGCCATGAAGAATGCCAACGCCGACTGAACTGGCCGAGCGCGTCATGAAGCGCCTGGGCATCCTGGACGCGGACGAAAGCCCGGAGGCCAAAGAGGCCCAGGACATCGTGAAGACGATGCGCAGCGCGCACGCCTCCATGCTGGACCTGGGCCTGATTGATTGGCCGCTGGACGATGTGCCGGTGCGCTGCCAGGACGCCTGGGTCAACTACATGGCGGGCAAGGTCAGCGCGGATTTCGGCGCGTCCAGCCAGGAAGTGTTCGCCCGAGGCGCCGCGGCGGAGCGTGAGTTGATCGCGCTGTCTTCGCAGCCCTCTGATCCCCGCGACATTCCGGTGACCGACTACTGATGCAATTCCCCATCGGCCTGACATTCAACGCCCATCCCGAGAGGACGGTCAGCGTTGAGAACGTCATCAATATGCAGCCGGAGGCCACCCCGCGCGGCCGAAGCCAGTACGTGTTGCGGTCCTGCCCGGGGCTGCGCGAGTTCGTGGGCGTGGGCGGCTCCCGCCGTGTGCGCGGCATGATCGAGGTGCGCGGCCTGCTGTATGTGGTGGCTGGCCCGGTGCTGTACCGCATCAATGCGGACCTGACGGTGGACGAGTTCACCTACATCGACGGGTCTGGGCCGGTGGGCATCAGCACCAACGGCACCGAGATTCACCTGGCCGCCGGCGAGGCGGGCTTCATCTTCAACGTCCTGACCGAAGAAGTGATCCCGATTACCGATGAGGCGTACCCCACGGCCTACACCTCGGCGTTCGTCGCCGGCCGCTTCGTGGTGGAGGACGCCGAAAGTCAGGGCAAATTCTGCTGGTCCGAGCAGTACGACGGCACCAACTGGAACGGCTTGGACTTCGCCACGGCGGAGCTGCTGCCTGATCCGGTGATCGCCGTGTACGGCCGGGGGCAGACCGCGACGGTGTTCGGTAGCCAGACCACCGAGTTCTGGCGCCCGTCGGAGGCCGGCTTCTCGCCGATCCCTGGTTCGGGCCAGCGCATGGGCCTGCGGTCCCGGGCATCGGTGGCGGAGACGGACAACGTCATCTTCTACCACGCCTCGGACGGCTCATTCCGGGCGATGTCCGGCTACCAGCCGATGCGCATCAGCACGGCCAACGTGGAAGCCGCCACCAGCGAATGGCGGGACGCAGAGGGCTTCTGCTACACGCTCGACGGCCACGCCGTGTACGAGGTGAGCAGCCCAGCCTACGACCGCACATTCTGCTACGACCTCACCGAATCCCAGCGCCTCGGCGAGCCGATCTGGTTCGAGAAGCGCAGCGGGATCGATGAGGCGGAGGGCCGGCACCGGGCCTCATTCAGCGCCGTGGCGTTCGGCAAGACGCTGGTGGGCGACGCTCAGGCCGGGATTGTGTGGGAGCTGACGCACGCTCAGGCGCCGGACTTCTCCGAGTTCACCACGCCCCACATCACCGATCCGGCCCGCCATGAGCGGCGCCGGCTGACACGCATGGAGCTGATCTGCCGTACCGGTGTGGGCGACATCAAGCCGCTCCCGCCGTATCCGGGCGGCGTGCCCGACCACATGACCGCCGGGGAGCCCATCGGCCAGCCCCTGGTGAATTACGACGACTCGCCGGTCGTGAAAAGCCACGTGATGCTGCGGCTTTCCCGGGACAACGGCTACACCTGGGGCGAAGAGAAGTGGCGCGATCTCCAGCAGGTCGGCAAGTACGACGCCCGGGTGATCTGGCGCCGCCTGGGCCAATTCCGACAGGTCGCGGCCCGTTTCCGGGTCACGCAAGCAAAACCCGTCACCGTGATAGGCCTGAACGCCGATGTCTCTTGAGAACCCCGACCAGCGGGCGCCCCTGGTGGAGAGCCAGCCGGACGCCTACATGGACCCCGTTTGGTTTGAGTTCGTTGCCACCTTCACCGCCCTGGTGAACCAGCAGCAGCGAACCATCAAAGAACAGCAGACCGCCATTGAGGACCTGGAACAGCGCGTTCAGGCCCTCGAAACCCCGTGAGGATACGATCATGATTGGATTGGTAGCAGCCGGCGTTGGCGCGGCCGCCTCCGCGTGGGGCGCGAGCAAAGGCGCCGACGCTCAAGAGGACGCCAGCAAGCGGGCCATCGCCCTGCAGTATGAGCAGATGCGCCGCGCCTCGAACCTGTACCGCCCGTACCGCGAAGCCGGCGAGCAGGCCCTGACCGACTACCAGGGCAACATCGGCAACCAGCCCACCTACGAGAACACCCTGGCCACCCTGGCCGACGATCCGGGCTACCAGTTCCGCCTGGAGCAGGGCCAGAACACGCTCGAGAACAGCGCGGCGGCCCGCGGCAATCTGCTGTCTGGCGCCACGCTGAAAGACCTCACCGGCTACGCCCAGGGCATGGCGTCTCAGGAGGGGCAGGCGGCCTACAGCCGGGACATGAACGCCTACAACAACCAGCAGAACCAGCTCGCCAATCTCATGCAGATGGGCTTCAACTCGGTGAGCGGACAGGTCGGGCAGCAGGCCCAGGGCGCCAATAACCTGGCCAATCTGTACATGCAGCAGGGCAACAACCAGGCCAACTATTACACCCAGATGGGCAACGTGGCGAACCAGCTCGGCAGTAACGCCCTGCTGTACAGCATGCTCGGCGGTGGTGGAGGCGGATAAACCATGGCACAGATGCGAATGATCGACCTCGGGCAGGTCTACGGCGATGCGGCCCAGATTCAAGGGGCGCGCCAGCGTAACGAACTGCTGGAAATGATGGCCCCTCTGAAGGTGGAGGGCGCCCAGCTGCGCAATGAGGCCCAGGGGCAGCAGAACCGGCTTGCGGATCTGACCATGGATGACCAGGTCCAGCAGACCCAGCAGCAGACCCAGATGGGCGACATGAAGCTGACGGATGCCGACCGTGAGCAGGCCGCCTACGAGTCGCAGCTGTTCCTCCGCACGCTGGGCGAGGACTTCGATCAGTTGCCGCCGGAACAGCGGAACCAGAGGTGGTCCGCCGCCCGCCAGCGCGCCATCGAAATGGACCCCGAGGACGCCGTGCTGCCGGAGCAGTTCGATCCGAACGCCTACCGGAATATCGCGGCCATGGCGTCCATGGGCGGCCAGGGCAACACCAACGTGCAGTCCACCTTCCGCACCAACGACGGGAAGCTGGGCTATGTGACCCGCGACGGGCGCACCGTGGTGACCGATCAGCAGGTCGAGGGCAAGTTCCAGACCGAACGCTATGGCGATCAGCCGTATGTGTTTAACCCGCGCTCCGGCCAGTTTCTGCGCGTCGGCGGTGACGTGGGCCAAACCGCGCCCTCTGACGCCAACACAGCCCGCTATGCCGATGTCGGCGCCGCCGGCGCCACGGTTGAGGCTCAGGAGCGCGCCCGGGACCGGGTGAATAAAGACCGCCAGGAACCGCTTGCCCGTTCCAAGGTGCGCCAGCAGTTCAGCCAGATCGATTCCGTGATGGACAACGTGGACCGTGCTATCGGCAACGTGAACTGGGCAACCGCCGGCGCCGGCGGGGCGCTTACCGGCTTCGTGCCGGGTACCCCGGCCCGCGACCTGCGCGCCACCATCGACACCATCAAGGCGAACCTGGGCTTTGACCGGCTCCAGCAGATGCGCGACCAGTCGCCCACCGGCGGCGCCTTGGGCCAGGTGTCCGAGATGGAGCTGCGCCTGCTCAATTCGGCCATCCAGAATCTGGATACGGACCAGTCTCCGGAGCAGCTGCGGCAGAACCTGCAGCAGATCCGCTACCACTACGATAACTTCCGGGGCGCCATTGAGCGGTCGTTCGAGGAGCAGTACGGAGACCGGCCCGGCGGTCAGTCTGCACCAGCATCTGAGACCCCGCCGCAAGGCGGCGGACAGCCTTCCCGGCTGCGCTACAACCCTGAAACCGGCCAACTGGAGCCCGTACGATGATCGTGGAGCACCCAACCCTCGGTGAGCTGGAGTTCCCGGACGGCACTCCGCCGGAGGCGATCAAGAGCGCCATCCGCAAGGCGGAGCAGGACATGCAGGGCGGCGGGGCGCCCGACAGCCAGCCCCAGGCCGCCGCCGGCGGCGCGCAGGACCAGCGGCCGCCGACCGCCGCTACCGAGCAGGACCAGGGATTGCTGGGGGCCGCCGCCGACACCCTCCGCAAGTACATTCCTGGCATTGATATGGCCATGGATGTGGGTTCCGCCGATAGCGTCGGCGAAGGCTTCCGGCGGTTCCTCGAAAACTCGCCGCCCGCCACCGCCATCGAGGCCTTGGCGACCCTGGGCGGCGGCCTGGCTGGCCAAGTGGCTGGCGGTTACGGCGGTATCTACGGGGCGGCCACCGATGGCGCCGAGAAGGGCGCGGAGAACGTCGATCGTATCGCTGGGGCCATGTCATACGAGCCGCGCATGAATGGCGCCCAGGCGGCGCTCCGCAATATGGAGCTGGCCGGCCGTGGATGGGAGGCCCTGCAAGGGATCATGGGCACCGGCGGAGCGGAGCTTGCCCGGGCGGCCGGTGCTGATCCGAATTCGAAAGCCGCGGCAATGGCTTATGCCGCTGGCAGCACCATGCCCGACGCCATTGCGTCTTTGGTGCCCGCCACCCGGGCGGTGCGTGGGTCGCAGGCTGCCCGTGGCGCCGATGCGCCGCCGGCGTCGGCCGGCATTGAGGATCTTGCTGCCGGTGTCGAGGCCGCCAGTAATGACCGCATTCTGGGCGGTGGTGCGCGCCGGAGGGCAGCCCGGGCGGTGGCTGAAGAGGTGCGCCCACAGCCTGATCTGACCCGGTCATTTCAGGAGCTGGGCGTTGCGCCCGAATCGGTGCCGCCGGAGGTTCTTTCTGGCAACCAGGCGTTCCGGCAGCTGGCCGGCACCGCCCGATCTGTCCCGGCCTCGCCGCTGGCGATTCGGTACCGTCAGTTTCTCCAGGACCTGTCGGCGAAGGCGGACGATCTGTCCCGCCAAGCCGACGCGGAAGATACGGCCGCCCTGAATATCAACGTGGCCGACGACCTGCAGGGAGACATCGCCCGTGCGCGCCAAGTAGAGCAGGATTTGTACGGCCGCGTGGATGAAGCGGTGGCGCCCGCCACGCCGGTGGATGTGAGCCCTATCGCCGACAAGCTTTTAACCCGGCTGGACGAAGTGGGCGGAGATCCGCGAGAGCTGTCCACCTTTGAGCGCCGCCTGATGCCGCGATTCCTTGACCGGCGAACCAGCGAGACCGGACAGGTTGAATACACGCCGAAACCGAAGACCTGGGCGGCCCTCACGGGCCTGCGCAAGGAGCTGAACGCCGCCCGGGGCGGCAAGGGCGGATTTGGTGATGCCGCCAGCTATGAGCTGGACGATTACGCCCGCACCGTGTCAGAAGCGCAGCGCCAGGCCGCCGACCAGATCGGCATCGGCGAGGATTATGCCGCCGCCATGGAGGCAACCGGGGTGAAGAAGGCAGCACAGGAAACCGCACAGAAGCTGCTTGGCAAGAATCTGGATAAGTCATTCTCGGCGATGTTCGGCACCCGAATGGGCAACCTGTCCAAGGGGCGCGTGAAGGAATTTGAAGACGCCGTGAACGCGATCCCAGAAAGCCGCCGCCGGCAGGCTGTTACATCCATGGTCTACGACAAGATCATCAACCGGAAGAACATGGATGGGCGCCTCGACATTGCCGGCTTCAACCGCTGGTACAACGAGCTGAACAGCAACCCGCAGGCCAAGCGCGCGCTGTTCGGCCAGCTGGACCAGCAAACCCGTCGGGATGTGGACAACCTGGGCAAAGCCGTCAGTGCCATTAAGCGCGCCAATGAGGATATGGTGGCCACTGGCCGACTGATGGCAGCCGACCAAGGCTTCCAGCTCAGCGAGTCCATCGTGCGCAAGATCGCCGGGGCGCTCCCCATTGTGGGCGGAATCGTCGGCGGGCGCACTGGCACGGCGGCCGGCGCTGCGTCGAGCGCGATGTCAGCAGGTGGCCGGCAGGCTGGGCGACTGAATAGCGCGGCGAGCGAGTTGCTTGCGGCGCCGGAGTTTCAGCGGCATGTCGCCAATATCGTATCTGACGCCGGCCGCGGCCTGGTTCGCCAGTCGGAAAGGGCGCTGCGAGACAGCATAGGGTGGCGGCGGTATTACGGCGCGCTGCCCAAGCGCGACCGCGACGCGATCACAGCCGCCGGCCTCACCGGCTGGCTAAACGATGCTGGCGAAAGCGCGGAGAGCGGCCAGGCCAGCCAGGAGCAGGCAGCAGGCGAATAGGAACAGGGCCGCAGCGGTTCCGGAGAAGAACAGGAACGTGCTGAGCCTGCTGATAATCCGAAGGGAGAGAGGGTCAATTTCGGCCAGTTCCGGCCGGTTTTGCACGGCCCGAGCAATCACCATCGCGGCGAAAGCCGACATGGACACGGCCATGGCAATACCGGTGAACATCAACAGATAAATGGGCCAGTCAGTCATCGTCGGGTGGTCTCGCAAACCTTTGTGTCATAGGTGGAATTGTACTCGCAATTGAGCCCGCAGATGTAGGTGCCGGTTTGGGCCTGCCCGGTGGCGCGCAGATAGCCGACCGCCGATGCCTGGCAATCTTCGAACGTCCGAAAGGATCCGCCGTCCACGGCTTGCTCACGGCCGTTTTCGAGTTCATAGATCGTGGCATCCCACCGCTCGGATTCGCCGCATCCAACCAGCAGGGCGATGGAAAGCAAAGCGGGGCCCGCGCCCCGCATAGATGTCAGTAGCACCCGAACGAATTGCACGACTGAGAAAAGCTGTTGCCCTGGCTATCAGAGCCGTAGCGATAAGTGTTGCCGTTACCGAAGTTCTGAATGGTTTGGTTCCAGGAGCCCCCGGTAGAGCTGGTGCCGTTCTGGTAGGTGGTGTTGCCGTAGGTGCTGGAGTTCTGGGACCAGGAGCTGCCGGCGTTGCTGTTGTAGCCGCTGGTTACCGTCTGGTTGCCGAATTTCTGCACGGTGTAGCTGTTGCCGCTGTTGTCGTAGCAGCTTTTGAAGTTGCCTGAGCCATAACAGGCGGCGTGAGCCGATGAGCAGGCAAGCAGAAAGAAGGCAAAAGCAAGAATTTTCATTGTCGTTCCCCTTGTTTGAGTTGTCGGATTCCCTTTAGCGATCAAATAGTAACCGAATCAGACCCGGGGCCGAAAGCCCGCCACATGACCAGCACAGCCCGCCACCCGGCGGGCTTTTTCGATTCTGGAGACCTGAAAATGCCCTCACGCCTGGACAACCCGCTGAACGGGTACTTCCTCCGCGACAAG